TATTCTCATCTGCTGCAAGTTTCCATTGTTCTTCATATTGTGATTTTAAAAATGGTACTCTTTGAAATGCTTCTGGATTCTTTTGTGCCACATAATAAGCTAATCCTGATACGAGACAAGGCAAAAATAATTTAGGTATATCTAAGTTATTAGAAGCAGGAGTTCCTGCATCATATATTTGTCTTAATCTATACCAGTTAACTTTATATGATTGCGTACTATCCGGTATGGGATAGAGTGTAAAAGAGACTGTGCTAGTATCCCTATTTATTAATATTTCATTTGGTCTACCCGTATCTAACTTATTAGGTATCCCTGCATATTGTGCAAAGGATACACGGGTTAATTCAGTATCAGTCTGTGAACTACTATTACCATCATCAGTTCTTAAATGATGTTCTAATAGATCAATAGTATCAGCATCTAAAGAATATGTAGCTGTACCAGAAGTAAGCGTTGTACTTCCTTGTTCAACCTGCCATAGATTTAAACCTCTATTTGCCCATTCAAGCATCATTAAATTAATACTACGTCTGGCTGTACGTAAGTCATAGCCAGTACGCATTTCTAAACCAGCTAGTTCAAATGCTTCTTCCGCAGCTTCAGCTATATCTAGATTGAAGTTGTTTGTGGTAGCTATTGCCATAGTTATTTACCATGATACTTACGCCTTAATTGATCTTGATACATCTCCACTTTACCACCCGTTCCATAGGAAGTTTTCATTTTCTTACCAGTTTTTTTAGATTCTTTCTTTGCAGCCCTCTTTCCTTTTTCTGTATAAGGGAAATCTTTCTTTCCTACTTTTGGCATTATTTTTTTCCTGATTTATCTTTTGCTTTGCCAATATTTAAAGCACACACATCAATGATCTTGTATAGTTTTCCTATCCATTTATCATCTTTAGGTGTAGGTGTAATAGCT